CATTGCCTAACATCTTGTATCGCTGGCTGTTGGACACCGAACCCGTGTAATTATCTGGAACAGTTTGTAAACGTTCACATTCTAAAGGTGTAAGCTTACGCCATAACTTTTCTGTAACTGGTATCTTAGGTTCACGGTTTCCTCCCGTACAAGTATTTAATGTAGGAGATTTACCTTCAACAGCATACACACGTTTTAGTATATCGTGACCATTTATGTTTACTGCTGTGCCAACTCTTCTAACTCCAGTCATAGACTGATTACCAAAACCTTTATAATCTCTAGCCATAAGACAATGAGATTTTTTTATATCTGCTTTGTATAAATGTTTACCTTGGTTTACAACCATATCAGCTATACCCTCGTCTTCAAGAATATCTCTAATAACAATACCCTTATCCTCGGGGGTCGTGATATTAGGTATGTTTGTCCAATATAATCTCTTTCTACTTTGTCCAGACACTAATGAAGAATTTATCTCAATAGGTTTAACCCCTAAATATTGAGTTATAATATCCTCTGATTCTTTCTTCATTTTAACATTCTCTAATAAAAAATATTTAGGTTTACACTCATTTAAAATACGTACAAACTCAAAAAACAATTTACTTCTTGGGTCTTCAAAGTTTAAATTGTTGCCAGCTTTACTAAATCCTTGACACGGACTACCACCAATTAACAAATCAATCTTTAAATAAGTAGCATGTATTTTAGTAACATCACCTAAGTGCACTATGTTAGGAAAGTTTTCTTTAGCAACCTTAATTGCATACTTATCAATTTCACTTGCGTAATAATCACCCACTTGTACACCTAGTTTTTTTAATGCTATTTGACCACAACTCATGCCATCAAATAATGATAATACGTTTATTTTCTTTTCTTGTTTCATGTTTCTTTTTCCTTGTTATGTGGGCAACTGTGAATAAGTACATTGGAGTGTCGCCCACTATTTATAATATATGTTATTTTATCGGAGATTGCAAGGGTATATTGACATATAGGGTTAAATAACCTAATTTATAGGTAAGAGGTGTTATGACTGAATTATTAAAAGCAAAGGTAGAGTTGGAGCATTTGTGGACTAACATGTACGAAAAAAATGGTGTTTACACTAATGAAATGGTTTATTTAGATAAAGCTATTTCTAATTTAAAAAAAAAGATTATTGTACATGACCAGGAGCAAGTAAAAAAACGCTACCATAATTATATTAAGTAGCTTCCCCAAAAGTTTTACCAAGGGCAACGTCTACTACACTCGGAACATTAAGGTCCATACAATTTTCCATGACAGCCTTTATTTCCTCAATTTCTTTTTCTTCATAAACATTAAAACAAAGTTCATCATGTATCTGTAAAATAGGTAATTTATTTAATTTATCTTTACAAGCTACAACAGCTGCTTTTGTTTGATCTGCTGCAGAACCTTGTATCAATCTATTTAATGCCTTATATGTATAACAACGCTTAATATTATTTCTACCATATTTAGCTACAGCATTTTCAAACTTCTCTGGCGTGTACACACCAAAATCTTTTGGCTCCCACATATTAAATCTACACTTACGACCTTTCTTCGTTCTTATGACACCAGTCTCATTTGCTTTACGCATACATCTATCAGACAATTGTTTTACAAAAGGTACTTTACTATTATATTTAGCAATCAAAGCATTAGCTTCTTCATAATCTAATCCCAACATACTAGATAATTTATGCTTACCCATACCATACATTAAACCTAGTCCAATAGTTTTAGCTTGCTTACGTGCTATACCACAAATGTCTGCTACAGTTTGATGAAAGTCTGCATCTGCATTTGCATAGGCTTCAACTAACTCTTGGCTACCTTCATAACCAGCCCCGATACTACTAGCATAATGTACCACGAGCCGTGGTTCTTGCTGAGAGTAATCAAAACTTCCCCATCTCGCTCCTTCTTCTGGTAAAAATAAACCTCTTATCATAGGACCAAATTCTTTACTTCTAGCTGGTAGTTGTTGTAGGTTAGGATTAGACATAGATAATCTACCAGATACAGTTCCTCCATTATCTGATCTCAATTGATTTATTTCTCCGTGTATCCTACCTTTATGTTCGTACTTTAAAATACTAGATATAAAAGTATTATGAAACTTATTAACTTCTCTAGCCTGTACAATTAATTTACTAAATTCATTAGTATCATTCATTAACCAGCCTTGTGTAAAACTAGGCTCTTTTGATTTTTCTGTTCTAGGATAGTCGACATTTAATTTATCATAAGCCCAAGCAATCTGACGAGCTGCCCATATGTCAATATCTTTCCCAACTAATTTATTCATTTTAGATAATAAAGTTTTTTCCTTATTGACAAAGTGTTTTTGTAAAGCATGAGCTCCTTCTACATCTACACGTACACCCTTCCAACGCATATCTAACAGAGAAGGAAGTAAATCTCTTTCAAGTTCCCAAACTGTTTCTAAACTTTCTTTTTGTAAAATGTGTTTAAACTGCTGCCATAAAAGATACGTGAGACGTGCATCTTGTTCCGCATAATAACCAACGTGCTCAGCTGGCAACTTCCACATTTCAGCCTTTGGATCTACACCAAACATTTTAGCTGCTTCTTTTAAATCTGTTTCAGCTTTTATCTCACCAAGATAATCTTTGGCTAAAGCGTTTAATCTATAAGTGTATCTGTTCTCATCTATCAATGCTCCAGCGATCATGGTATCGACAATTTCCCCACGAACGTCAATACCATACGCCTTCAACCACCCTACATCATACTGTGCATTGTGGAATATCTTACGACAAGGTAAAGCACACACATCTTGCATATACTGTAACACTTGTTCCTTAATTAAATTACCACCCCCAAGGTGTTCCATAGGATAATAAGCTTCCCAACCTTCGGTAGCTACTGCAAAGCCAACTATCTTACCTTTACCTAAAGCCCAACCAGCTCCGAGATTCTCGTTAATTCCATCATCTCGAGTTTCTAAATCTATTGCTATCTCTTTAGCATCAGATAAATCCTTATAATCCACTGGCGCTGACCAAATATTCTTCTTTAGATTAAAAACTAACTGTAAACTACTCATAAAACCCCCTGTGAGTAAGGCTTTGAGATAAAAACCCGTTTAAATGACCACTGAGAGCCAGTAAAATATCTTTGCTTATGATTGTACCTTGAAAATTATTCATAATCACGTTCTATTATCATTTCACAATAGTGTATAGCTTTTATAATATCTTCCTTCTTGCCCTTTAGTTTATGCCTACAAATATACTTTATAACATTACCTTCTGCAAACAAAAGTTCATTAGCGTTAACAAATTTAGAAGGTTGTATTTTAAAATCTTTATAATGATCACTACCTTTATCCCATACCTTACTTGACATTTTTTTTCTCCCTTACTTCTTTTCTAGTTACATAATAATCGTTTTCTTCTACTGTTCTTAAAGTAAAACCTTTACTTAACAAATTCCATAGCTTACCTTCTACTTCATGTTTGCTAGGTCTAGTCTTAAACTCCATTTTATAATTTATAACAAATTTACTCATTAAAAAACTCCAGCATTTTGTAAACCTATAAAAGTATATATAATTGTATACGCTATAATAAATTCCATTATTTTCTCTCCTGTAAATAAATTAAATAATCTTGACCAATTGGATAATTGTATCTGTAATTACTAGATAAAATATGTAATGTGTCTCTGGCTCTCGTGGCTCCTGTATAATAGACTCTTTTCTCATCACTCTTGTCACTTGCATTTTTTTTATTTGTATATGAGGCAGGCCAATTTGTTTTGGAAAACAATAAGACGTTGTTAGCTTCACCACCCTTAACACTGTGTATTGTATCTATAATTATCTTAGGTTCATTGTTTAAAGTCTTCTGACCATATCTTTGTAGTAAACGTAAAAAGTATTCTGTTTGACTAGGTGTAAAGTTACGTAGTAGTATTTCCCACCAAGGTTTTGTTGCAGCTTGATCACTTAAATTTAAACCACACCAATCACATAAACCATCAAAGTCATAAGTCTGTGTATCGGGTAAATCTATCCAAAATCCAGAACGCCTAAAACTATGATCTTTGATCTCTCTTATATACTTCATCATATTTTCAGCATCTTTCTTTGTAATAGCCTCACCTTTTGCTACTCTTGTCCAAGATTTTATAGCTTGCCATTGTTTTGTATCAAATGATTTATTACCTTTGTTATCTGAATAATACAAGCCAGCGTCCTTTGCAGAAGCTCTTAGTTCGTTAACAGTGGTATTAACCCTACCCAATATATACCAAGTTCCAGGTAACTCTGCTATTGGTATCTCTGCAAAATTTAAATATCTTTTCACATAACCATCTTTTTCTAAGTGATGGTAATCTTTTTCTATACTATCTACT